TAGCCCGTATGCTTATATTGAGCCATCTCTTCCTGTGGGGCAGTAAGAACGTACTAGGCATGTCCTCTAACCGTAACATGGCGCTTGATACCTTTAGGCAAGTGGCTTATACAATAGAAGATAACGAGTTTCTATCTAAACAAGTACGCCAGATCAGATTAGCAAACGGCCAGGAGTCTATCGCGCTATTAAACGGCGCCAGGTATGAAATTGCAGCAGCTACGAGAGACGCACCTCGTGGAAAGACCGCCGACTTCCTTTATCTTGATGAACTTAGAGAGTGGTCGCAAGAGGCCTTTACCGCAGCGCTTCCTGTTACGCGAGCTAGGCCAAATGCAATGACGCTAATGACAAGTAATGCAGGCGACGGGTTCAGCGAAGTACTAAATGACCTGAAAGAACGCTGTATGTCCTACCCTCCAGCTAATCTAGGCTATTACGAATACAGCGCACCACAGCATTGCAAAATACACGACCGCAAAGCCTGGACTATGGCCAACCCAGCGCTTGGACACCTGATCACCGAGCAAACGCTAGAAGAATCGGTTAATACCAATAGCGTAGAAGCCACACGCACCGAGATGCTTTGCCAGTGGGTAGATAGCGCGGTCAGCCCCTGGGTTTATGGTTCTATTGAGTCGTGTAGTGATAGCAACCTAGAACTACCCGTTGGCCCACAGACAATAATGGCGTTTGATATTGCACCTACTAGAAGATCGGGCGCTTTAGTTGCTGGCCAGATAAAAGACGGCAAGATAGCAGTGGGCTTAATGCAATTATGGTCGAGCGAAGTAGCTGTAGATGAAACTAGAATGGCTAGCGATATAAATGAGTGGGCTAGAAAATATCATCCAACTATTATTTGCTATGACAAGTACGCTACACAAACGCTAGCCTCTAAATTAGAGCAAAGTGGCTGGCGTATGCAAGATGTATCGGGCCAGGCTTTCTACCAGGCGTGCAGTGACCTATCTGATGCTTTAGCGAATCAACGTTTGGTGCATTCTGGCCAGGCAGATCTCGTACAACATCTAAACAACTGCGCAGCTAAAACAAATGACGCTGGCTGGCGCATAATCAGGCGTAAATCCGCTGGCGATGTCACCGCCGCAATTAGTTTGGCCATGGTGGCGTCTGAATTAACTAAACCACAAAGAACCGCCCAAATTATTGTCTAACTTGCACCAATAGTCCGTTTTATGGTATAACATGTACATATGGGTCTATTGTCTGCTTTGGGTATAAATAAAAAAACTGATTCCGTTCAAGCGCAATACGCCCCAGCCATTATGGACACAGCCTATGGCTATGGTTCATTTACTACAGGCGTCGGAAACTTTCCAGGCGGATTAGATCGTAACTACGCCATGCAAGTACCTGCTGTAAACCGTTGCAGAAACTTAATAGCTGGGGTAATCTCCTACCTGCCTTTAGAGTTATATAAAAAATCTACAGGTGAAGAACTAGCATCTCCCGTATGGCTAGAACAGCCAGACTATCGGCAACCAAGATCCGTCACTATCTCATGGACCGTCGATAGTTTGCTGTTCTATGGAATCGCGTATTGGCGTTGCACGGAACTCTATGCCGATGATCTAAGACCTTCAAGATTTGAATGGATTGCCAACAACAGAGTTACATTTACAACTAATAAGTTTGGCACCGAGGTCAGTCAGTATTATGTAGATGGCGTTGAGGCGCCTATGAGCGGTATTGGCTCGCTGATTACATTCCAGGGCCTGACACAAGGCGTATTACAAACCGCTGCTCGCACTATACAAAGCGCACTAGATATTGAAAAAGCTGCGGCCGTATCTGCACAAACTCCAATGCCGTCGGGCTATATCAAGAATACAGGTGCGGACCTTCCAGAACAACAAGTATCTGGATTACTAGCGCAATGGAAGCAAAGCCGACTAAATAGAAGTACCGCTTATCTTACTAGCACATTATCTTATGAAACCACAGGTTTTAGTCCTAAAGATATGATGTACAACGAGGCGCAACAGTACCTTTGCACACAAATAGCCAGGGCCATGAATATTCCAGCCTACATGATCAGCGCCGACATGAATAACAGTATGACATACCAGAACATCATTGATGGCCGTAAAGAATTTGTTGCTTACTCTCTACAACCGTTTATTTGTGCGATTGAGGACAGGCTGAGCATGGATGACATAACACCAAGAGGCCACGTCGTCAAATTCGCAATCGAGGAGTCCTTCTTACGTGCAGACACAATGAAGAGACTAGAAGCAATAGAGAAGATGCTAACCCTGGGACTAATTGACCTAGATACAGCTAAAGAAATGGAAGATATGACCCCAGAAGGAAGTGAGAGCAACGATGAAACTTACATTCGCTAGTCAAATACAAAGCGCAGACGGCGAGCGCAGAATTATAGCGGGCAAAATTGTACCGTACGAAGAAGTGGGAAACACTTCAGTTGGCAAAGTGGTATTCGCTAAAGACTCAATAGAGATAGGCGATCCTGGCAAAGTTAAAATGCTAATGCAGCATATGCCAGAGAGGCCAATAGGTCGTATGCAAAACTTCAACAAAGCCGAAGACGGTATTTACGCTTCCTTTAAAATAAGCGCCAGCATGCAAGGCCAAGACGCACTAATCCTTGCAGGAGAGCAGTTAATTGACGGCCTTTCTGTAGGTGTAGACGTAAACAAGTCCGTGCAGAAAAAAGAGTATTTATACGTAACAAGCGCCACGCTCCGCGAAGTAAGCCTGGTCGAATCACCAGCATTTACGGCTGCGCAAGTAACTAAAGTTGCTGCTAGTGAAAACGAAGCAGAGACAGAAACCAAAACAACAGAAAGCGAGGCTCCTGTGGAAGACAACGCAACACAGCCACAAGAAGCAAAGGCAGAGGCTGCTACTCCTACAGTAGAAGCCGCACGCCCAATTATTACAGCACCACTTATTCAAACAACTATCCGCACGCCTATTACATCAATGGCTGCATACACAGAGCATAAGATTAAAGCCGCTCTAGGTAATGAAGACTCAAAGCTATACGTAACAGCTGCCGATGACTCATTTGCTACTAACCCAGCATTTAACCCAACTCAATATCTAAGCGAGTTCGTAACTAATACTCGATTTGGAACTCCAGCAATTGATGCATGTTCACAAGGAACACTTCCAACGACAGGCATGACAATCAATGTGCCTTCACTTGTTACTAGCGTTGGTGGCGGTTCAGGTGTAGCACCAGAAGTTACTGTAGAAGCCGAGGCTGGCGCAGTAGCAAATACAGGCATGGAAACTCAATATTTGTCAGCAACTGTATCTAAATATGCTGGAATGAATACACTGAGTGTGGAACTGCTCGAGAGATCGGATCCTAACTTTTATGCCGAACTTACAAAGCAACTTGAATATGCATATTTGAAGCGTTTAGATCAGACAGTATTAACTGCTTTGATCCAAGCATCTGCTAACGGAACAAACACAACCGCCGACCTTGATGGAATTGTTGCATTCGCCGCAGAAGGCGCACGTACAATTTACACAAACACAGGTTATTTTGCACAGAACTACATTGCTAACCCAGCACAATGGGGCGCATTAATTTCTGCCCAAGACACCACAAAGCGACCAGTATTCACGGCCTTACAGCCTATGAATGCGGCTGGCCAGGTATCAACAGGATCTATTCGCGGTAATGTGCTTGGACTTGATCTATACGTAGACAAGAACTTCACAGCTACTACATTCGATGATGATTCAGCAATTATCCTAGCGCCAGAAGCCTTTACAGTTTATCGCTCAGCACAGAATTTCATGAGCGTAAATGTAGTGTCTAACCTACAAGTACAGGTTGCGATCTACGGATACATGGCAACACTTGCCAAGATGCCTAACGGAATCTTGAAGTTCAAGAAGACCTGATAAAACCGATTAAATAAATAATCTCTGGGGTTTAGTAGCCCTATCCCCAGAGAGCTATTAGCAGAGGAGTAGAGATGCCAGCCGCGTATGTGACTATGGCCGAGTTGAGGGCGAACCTTGGAATTGGCTCCCTCTACTCCGATGCAACTGTCGAGGAAGTATGCCAAACCTCAGAAGACCTGATCAATCAGTATCTTTGGTTTAATACTGCTCCAGTAGTAGGCACAGCACTACAAGATAACGTGGCAACTATTATGCTTGCCAACCCTAATGCCTTTGCAGCGAGCCAATCAATAGTGGTTAGCGGTTGCGGTGCTACATTTAATGGCACCCACACAATTACAGGCACAATACCGCCAACTAGCGGCACTACTAGCCTTATCCCAGTATTTATGTACAACTACGGACAAGTTAATTATCCTAACGGATACTCATTTGTGCAATACAACAAAACAGCAGCTAATCAAGTATTCCATAAAGTATTACCTTACGGACTAGCCACAGGTCCAGACCATAAGACCCAATCTTACGCGACAACCCCAGCCATAAGAGAAGCCGCAATGATAGTGGCAGTTGACGTCTGGCAATCCAGACAGGTCAGCCAAACAGGTGGGGTCGGTATGGATGGGGTATCTGCAAGTCCTTATCGTATGGGATACCAGCTCATTAACAGGGTCAGAGGCCTCATCCAGCCGTATTCAAGTCCAGCGTCTCTGGTGGGCTAATGCCAGCAGCAATAACAACCCTTAGATCAACCTTAGCCACTACTTTAACAAATGCTGGCGTATGGTCAGTGTTTAGTTTTCCACCACCAACATTGCTGGCCAACAGCGTCGTTATTACACCTGGCGATCCGTATATCGTGCCGTCTAACAACGATGAAATAAGCGTAAACCCATTAGCAAACTTTAAAGTTCTTATAACAAAGCCAGCGCTAGATAACCAAGGCAACTTGGCTGGCATGGAAGATTATATTTTAGCAGTAGTTACAAAACTGGCCGCTGCTACTTACCAAATGAACATCTCTAGTATTTCAGCGCCAGCAATGATAGCCGCAGCAAGTGGCGATCTTCTGGTTTCTGAGATCACTGTATCAATCCTCACGAGTTGGAGTTAACATGAGTTACAAAGGATTTACTCAAGAAGACCTTAGATTTCTGGCTAGAATCGGCCAGATTACCGAACCACCAGCAGCGGTTAAGAAACCTGCTCTAAAGAAAGAAGAGGAAGAATAATGGCCGTATTTCTAAGCAATGGTGCGGTTGTTACCCTTAACAGCGTCGACATTTCAGGCGTAGTTACAGGTGTCACAATTAACCGCAGCTTTGATGAACTAGAAGTAACAGCGATGGGAGACTCCAGCCACAAATTTACAAAGGGACTGGAATCATCGACAATAACATTAGAACTGCTCAACGATACAGCAGCAACAGGTGCTAACGCAGTTACTGCGACACTTGCAGCGGCATGGGGTACAACAGTGCCACTAGTAATCAAGCGCTCAAGCGCAGCAATCAGCACTACTAATCCTGAGTATCAAACTACTGTGCTGGTTAATAACACACAGGATCTAAACGGATCTGTAGGCGACATTTCTACTCAAAGCATTACATTTACATGTAATTCACCTATAGTAGTAGACGTAACACCATAACAAAGGAGCAATAATGGCAAAGCTAAAGATAACAAGGGCTAATGGCGAAGTCACAGAACACAAGATAACGCCAGGTGTCGAGTACGCTTTCGAGTTAAAGTACCAAGCAGGTATTAGTAAAGTCCTGCGTGATCACGAACGGCAGACCGAGATTTATTATTTGGCGCATGAGTGCTTGCGTAGGGCTAACATAACTGTACCTATATTTGGTGCCGAGTTTATAGACAGTCTAGAAACTGTCGAGGTATTAGACGACGAAAAAAAATAGTTCAGCGTGATTCTACGCTCTACACGATAGCCAGCCTGTCTGTAGAACTTGGAATTGCGCCTAATGAGTTCATTAACATGGACCCAGAAATGCTGCGAGCAATCGTGCAGGTACTAAGCGATAGAGCCAAGGAGATCAAAAATGCCAGTCGAGGTCGTAGGCGTTAAAGATGTCATAAATGGTTTAAGTTTTATTGATGAAGACCTGAGAATAAGAGTTAGCAGTGCAATAGACCCGTTGATGAGGCAGGTTGCGGATAAAGCTAGAAGTTATGTGCCATCAAATAGCCAGGTGTTATCAGGATGGTCTAAACCATTATCTTCTAATGTTGATAAACCATTCCCCAAGTTTGATAGCGGCGTGGCTAAAGCAGGTATTGGTTATAATCCTGGCAAAAATAAAGTTTTGAAAAACGGCTGGCAAGTAAGCCAATATGTTTACAACGTTAGCAGGGGCGGCTCTATTTATGAAACCGCAGGAAGATTAAACCCACAAGGGCGAGCACCATTTACATTTAAGCATGAAGGTAGTGGCACGTATGTAAGAAAATCTGCTAAAAGTAAATCATTAGAAGATTATGAATCTAATAATCCATTTGCCAGCCAACAATTTATTGCACAATTGGTTCCAGTTACAAAGCCTAAAAGAGTACCTGGGCAACTTGGCCGTGGTGGAAGAAAAATGCAGGGTCGTTTAGTTTACAAGGCTTGGGCCGAAGATAGCACCAAAGTTTATGAAGCTATATTAAAAGCGATAGACAATACAGCCGTGGAGTTCACACGCAAAACAGCAATTAAAAAGGCTGCGTAATGGCCAATATATTCGTCGCAGCGGCGGCCACCTGGAACGGTAAGGCTCTTAAAAAAGGTCAGAAAGATATATCTGCTTTTGATAAACAAACACAAAAATTAGGCAAGACTTTTAATCGTGTTTTTGCTACGACAGCATTAGTTGCCTTTGGCAAAAAGGCTGTGAATGCTTTTGCAGCCGATGAGAAGGCCGCTAAATCGTTAGCCGTTCAGTTACAAAACACAGGCAATGCATTCAGGGTAACCGAAGTAGAAACCTATATTGCAGGCCTACAGAATTTATACAAGGTATTAGATGATCAGTTACGACCAGCCTTTCAGACTTTACTCAACGCCACTGGCTCGGTCACTCTTAGTCAACAGGCTTTAGAAACTGCACTAAATGTTAGTGCTGGTACAGGCGCTAGTTTAGAAACGGTAATTAGCGCAATAGCAGCTGGAGTCCGAGGGCAAACAAAGGCTATTAAAGGATTAAACACTGGTATAGATGCCAATATAATTGCCACTGGTGACATGAATAAAATCATGGCCGCACTGGAAAAAAGATTTGCAGGCCAGGCTTTAGCCAGATTAGATACTTACGCTGGCAAAATGGATAGCCTAAAAGTAGCTGCTGCTGATGCTACAGAGATTATAGGTAAAGGTTTAATAGATGCTTTAAGCGCTCTGGCTAAAGATAATTCAATAGATGAAGCAACAGACTCTATGAATCAGTTTGCTCTGGCTATTGCCGATACAGTTCGAGGCTTAGGTTTATTAGTAGGCGAAGTTAAAAAGTTTGCAGATAGCGATGTAGGTAAACTGTTAGGCGCTTTAGCCTTCCTTGTATTTGGATCTAAAAAACTAATTATCGGTGGGGCGTTAGCCTTAATTGGTTACGATATAGGTAAGAGTAATGCTCCTGGTAAACCAAACGTAGGTGGTTATTCAGGCATACCAGACCTGCGTACTTCTCAAGCACTTCTTAAAGCACGTAAAGAAGAATATAATATAATTACAAAGAAGAACGCTATTGAGAATAAGAACGTAGAAGAATTAAAGAAGAAGTTTGACCTAGAACGCATAGGCCTAACTACTGCTCTTAATCAAGCAACCGATGAAGAAACTAAATTACGCCTGAAGGCACAACTAGCAATCCTAGACAATAACGAGGCTATGGCTAAGAAACTATTAGCCGAACTAGAAGCATCAGAGGCATTAAGAAAACTTGCCGAACAGGCTCGGCTAGCAGGTATGTCTTTAGAGGACTTTGCATTATTCAAAGTTAAAACATTAAACACTAAGATAGATGATTACTTACAAAGCACAGCGCTGGAAATGGTACGAGCCCTTAACGCTCAAATAGCATCGTTTATAGCCTCACTAGGTGGAGTAACAACATCAAAGGCAGGGGCGGCCCCGACCTATTCTAATGCATTATCTACAGCCCAAGCTACTAACGATAAAATAGCTGCATTTGAAAACAAGGTGGCATTGGAATCCACTCAAGAATTGAACTCACGCATAAATCAATTTTTAAACCAAAATAACGCTCAACGTGCATCATCACAAGGGCCTATGGATATTAGACTTACTATAGATGGTGGCAGCGATAAACTAAGTCAGGCAATAGCAGAAAGCATACAGGTGGCAACCAGGTCTGGTTATTCCACAGTACCTGCTGGATTCTTAGTATGACCGTACCTGTAATTAATGCAGTAATTAACTTCAGCACGGGGCCTAGTTTTGCCCAGGCCCTTATATTGGGTACAGGTATATTAGACACAAACGTATTAGCAGATTCGGCAGCAGTAATCGTAGATGTATCAAATCAAATTAACCGCATAGAAACTAACCGAGGCCGCACTGCCCTATCCGATCAATTCCAAACAGGCGCACTGACTTTACGTATTGTCGATCAAAATGGCGACTTCAATCCCCAGAACGTCAGCGGACCGTATTATAATTTATTAACACCCATGAAGAAGGTGCAGATTACTGCTACTTATGGGAATGTTATTTATCCTATATTCTCAGGGTTTATTACAAGCTATGTGACTACCTACCCTGGCGAATCCGATGACACGGTAGCCATCACCACTATCCAGGCAGTGGATGCGTTCAGATTGGCCCAGGTAGCGCAGATCAGTACGGTGGCAGGTGCGAGCGCTGGCAATTTAAGCGGCACTCGTATTAATCAGATATTAGATGAAATTGACTGGCCTAGTTCTATGCGTGACGTAGATGCTGGGCTTACCACTATGCAGGCAGACCCTGGTACCAACCGCACAGCCTTAGCCGCCTTGACTACCGTAGCCACGTCAGAGTATGGGGCTTTATACGTAGACGCTGCTGGCTCCTTTGTATTCCAAGACAGAAATGTAACAGCTGGTTCTATTGGCGGTACGCCCACAATCTTTGCTGATAACGGCACGGGTATTGTTTACTTTGATGCCAGTTGGATTCTTAACGATGTACTTATATTTAATAAAGCCACAATTACGAGATCAGGCGGTAGTCCCCAGGTAGCCCTAAATCAAGCAAGCATTGATAAGTACTTCCTACACAGCTACTTCTTAGACAACCTATTGATGCAGAGCGATGCGGTAGCACTTGATTATGCCCAGGCTTATGTCGCTAGCCGAGCAGAAACCAGTATCAGAGTGGACTCGATAGTCCTTGACCTATACACGGCTAATTACAATACAGGCATCATTGCAGCCCTAGACCTAGACTTCTTCGATCCGATAAAGGTAATCACCACGCAACCTGGCGGATCTACCCTAGAAAAAACACTTCAGATTTTCGGTGTACGTATGAATATAACACCGAATAGTTGGCGTACTACCTTCACAACACTAGAACCCGTTATCGACGCATTTATCCTAAATGATACGATTTATGGCACTTTAGACTATAATGTCCTCAGTTATTAAGGAGTAAAGATGGCAGCAGGATTAGGTTTTAAGGACTTCGTTACAGGCGAGGTATTAACCGCAGCCGATGTAGATGGTTATTTAATGCAAGGTGTCTGGGTATTCGCCAGTGCCGCAGCTAGAGATGCCGCAGTTACATCACCACAAGAAGGCAACTTTGCTTATCTTAAAGATACAAATGTAACTACATATTACACTGGTAGTGCTTGGGCTAATTTAGATACTACTGGCATGACCAACCCAATGACTACTACAGGCGACACAATTTATTCTTCTAGCGGATCTACTCCAGCACGCCTTGGTATTGGAACAACTGGTCAAGTTTTAACTGTTGCAGGTGGAGTGCCAAGTTGGGCTACTGCTACTGCAGGAACAAAAAGTTACACTTTAATAAATACTGGTGGAACCTCTTTAAGTGGTTCCTCAACTACAATATCATCACTATCAGGTTACAATTATTTGTTTGTTCATATTGATAGCGCAACAGCAAATACTGCTGCAAATTTTAGATTCAGAATGAATGGTGATACAGGTTCAAATTATTACGCAGCAACTGGTGATGGTGATACGAATGCTTGGACCGCTGTTACAACAACTGGTGCCTCTGGTGGAGTTGCTAGCGAACATTTTATTTTCATTGATGCCGCTAACTCAACAGGAATTAAACCGTTTTGGTTTTCAGCAGTGGTTCAAGCCGTTGGAGTTTCAAATGGTGCTGGATATTATGGTGGAACATCTGTAATTTCTAGTTTTACTTTTCTTCCTAGTTCAGGATCATTTACTGGTGGAACAATCAATATATATGGAGCAAACTAATATGGCTAAACCAATAATAAGAATACACAATACCGAAACAAATGAAGTTATTGACAGAGAAATGAATGATGCCGAATTTGCTCAATATCAAGCAGACCAAGCAGAAAATGCTATACGTCAAGCCGAAGCCGAAGCAAAGGCGCAAGCTAAGGCAACAGCCGAAGGCAAGTTAGCCGCACTTGGTTTGACTACCGATGATTTAAGGGCTTTAGGTTTATAGCACAATCTTGAGGAAGTGTGGCAAATGAAACCATGGCTATGTGCAAGCGGTGTACAGCTACGAGATCAGATTGATACCTGGTACCCAGATCGTCGCACTACCAATTGCGGATGGTTGGGCGATGCTCGTCATGCCACCAGAAAATCGGATCATAATCCAGACGCAGGTGGGTGTGTACGAGCCATTGATGTTGATTCTCGCTTGGATACATCCGAAGGGATCTCAGTATATTTGGCTGACCAGATCAGAATATGCGGCAAGACCGATAAACGCATTTCTTACGTGATCCACAACGGCATGATTGCTAGCAAAATACTCAATTTTAAATGGCGCAAGTACAAGGGTTACAACAAACACACAAAGCACATACATATTAGTTTTACAAAGTTAGGCGATAAAGACTCTAAGCCGTTTGATATACCACTACTGGGAGGCAAGTTATGAAACTAACAAAGAAACACAAGGCAGCAATTAAGTCTTATTTAAGGGCTGTAGCAGCTAGCGGTATAACCGTGGTTCTGGCTATTGCTGCTGATATACACCCTGCCTATGCCACATTATTGGGTGCCGTTGTAGCACCTCTAATTAAAGCTGTAGATCCTTCTTCTGGTAAAGAAGTTGATTATGGCATCGATGCGAAATGAGTCCAGCAGAATGGGCTGGCTTTGGGGCTGGCGTGTGCGCCGTGCTAACAAGTTTATTAGTGGGTCTGCGCTTTCTTATTAAAGGCTGGCTTAACGAATTGAGGCCCAATGGTGGCCAGAGTATGAAAGATCAATTAACTCGATTAGAACAGCGTGTTGATGACCTATATTCTCTAATGAGTAAGCGACAATTGTGACGTGGCTGACACCAGACGTAGGCGTAAGAAAGTTAATAAACGCATAGTACGTAAATCCCCTGAGCCGTTGTCTAAAATAGATCAACACTATATTGCTATGAACGAGATCTACAAGGCAGCACGCAAGGCAGGATTTAGCGAGAGTTGTGCGCTGTACTTTGTATCAGATAGGGCAACCATGCCCGACTGGGTAATAGGCGATGGCGGCATCATACCTAGTATCGATCCTACTGAAGAGGGTGAAGATTAAGCGTTGGCTTGTAATCTCAGATTTACAGGTACCGTACCAGCTAGACTCTGCGGTAAAGAATATAATCAAACTGGCCAGGCGAGAGAAGTTCGACTCGGTATTGGTGGTCGGCGATGAGATTGATTTCCAGTCAATTAGTAAATGGAGTGAAGGCACACCTCTGGCTTATAGTGAGGACCTACACGCTGATCGTGAGCTATGTAAGCAGATCCTTTGGGATATCGGTGAGTACAGCCCAGAAATGCATATTATCCGCAGCAATCATACTGATCGCCTATACAACACTCTTCTAAAAGTCCCTGGGTTAATAAACCTTCCAGAACTGCAATACCCAGCCTTCATGGGCTTTGCCGACATGGGCATGACCTACCATCGCAAGGCCTATGAGTTTCACCCTGATTGGGTACTTTGCCACGGTGATGAGGGAAGTATGAGCCAGCACGCAGGTATCACAGCTTTAAACCTGGCTAAAAAGTTTGGTAAATCAGTTTTGGCTGGACATTCGCACAGGCTGGGCATGTCTGCCTACACAGAGGGCGTAAACGGCCACCACAGGGCCTTGTATGGGGTAGAGGCTGGGAACCTAATGGATCGTAAGAAAGCGGGCTATATTCGCTATAACAGCGCGAATTGGCAAAATGGCTATGTTATACTAGAAGCCGCAGGTAAGACGCTAACACCTACGTTAGTGCCTATCGATCCGAAGGATGGCTCATTTACCGCACTGGGCAGGTATTACGGGTAAATCGTTACCAAATCGTTATACAAATACGCCCCAAAACTATCCACAAAGTCGTACACAGATGCAATACTTCTCTCGTGCCAGACCGACTGGCGCAGGAAGTAGGGCTACACATGAAGATACAAATAGACCTAAAGGCTGCTGATTTTGAACAGCTATGGATCAATTCAATGGAATGGCAAAACAACGACTGGCAAAAACAAGCTGATCGTTTTGAACCAAACCCATTATTTACCTGGCAATACGCGTACTGGTTTGATAACTACGCTGCTTTAAAAATGGCAGAGGGCTTTATAGCTGGCTTAGGTAAAAACTACGCTATACACAGCGACGAGAATACGGGCGACTGGGTAATGCTAACTAACTACGCTAGTCCATGCCACCTACGCAAGACACTGGTGAACGCATGATTGAGACAACGGCACCCTGGATTGTTCTTTACTCCGTATTAGGTTATTTTATTCTTTGGGGCGTTTATTCAACCATCAAAGATAATGCGTTCCAGGCTGGGTACTGGAAAGGCCGTAAAGACGGCTTTGAAATGCACCGCAGGATCACAGATAGCATAACTAATGCCGACAACAACTGAACAGCTACTAGATAATGTCGTCAAAACTATTCATGCGCGAGGTCTCAACTATGGGCATCCTATTACAAACCACAAGAGGATTGCCGAACTCTGGAGTGCATATTTGGGTTATCCAATCCAGCCAAACGAGGTTGCAGTTTGTATGGCACTGGTCAAGATCAGCAGGCAAGCTGAAGATGCTGCGCACCTTGACAATTACGAAGACGCCATTGCCTACCTTGCAATTGCTAAAAGCATTACAGACGCCATGCAAGACGACTCCGACGATTGGAAATAGCGATGGCATTTAACTTACAAGATTATGAAACAGTCGAGAGCCGACTGGAAAAATGGTGGAAGGATTACCCAGATGGAAGAGTGGCAACGAAACTTGAACAGGCCTCAGACGCTAGATACATTGTTAGTGCTGAACTATTTAAAACGGAAGCAGATCCCAAGCCGTGTGCGACTGGGCTTGCTAGTGAGAGCGTTTCTGATCGCGGCGTTAATTCAACGTCTGCATTGGAGAACTGCGAGACTTCAGCGATCGGCCGTGCGCTTGCAAACGCAGGTTATGCGGCTAAGGGCAAACGTGCCAGTCGAGAAGAGATGACCAAGGTCGCCCGTGAAGAATTTAAACCTAAGTATGGCGCCCCAGGATCTAAGTCGGCTGCGATGGAGTATGCGCTACATCTTGTGGACTCACAACTCAAAGATATTCCTAACGAGCCTGTGCCTGTTGCTTGGTCTGTTGGTGAAAGCGTTACTCAAATTGGTCAAGTACCTGATGCTGGGTTTACTTGTAGGCATGGCAGTATGGTAAAGAAAGAAGGAGTTGCCAAAGGCACCAACAAACCTTATGCAGGCTATGTGTGCAGTGCACCCAAAGCCGAGCAATGCGACGCTAAGTGGGCAAAACTAACAGCTAACGGCACGTGGTTTTGGCCCGACGATTCAGAGCCAGGTAAAGGGGGTGAATAGATGGGATTTATAGAGGTCAGGAACGGTTCAGGCTTCACCTTACGCATGGAAAATGATAAGGAAAGCCTGAGCCCTAGTACCGAGAGATGTGTAGCTTGTAATGACGACAGACTTATACACTCTGGTAATTTCTTAGTATGTACCCAATGCCACTGCAGGCAATAAGGAAGGGAACACTAGCACATGCACGCACAGTTTAAATGTAACGGCTGCAATCGTAAGACGGAGTTTCTATGGCTAGAAGAATTAAATACTCCCGAAGGATTCAAAGCCTATCAGTGCATGGACTGTGGGTGTGTCGGCATCAAGAACATCGCCGAAGCGCTTACTATACCTGACTCGGACATAATCCGATGTGATAAGTGTGGTAGTTGGAAGTTTAACTCCGTGGTCTGCCACACTTGCGCACTAGTTAAGGAGAAGTAATGCCTACAGGTAGACGTAATTCAGGTGGCGACGATTACTACACATCGCGGTGGATATTTGACGGCCTAGGCCTACAGTTTGATTTAGACCCGTGTTCGCCGATAGTAGGCGGTGTCGTACCAGCTAAGAGTAAGTACACAATAGAAGATGATGGGCTAGCGCAGCCTTGGTTTGGCCTAGTTTGGATGAACCCACCGTATTCCAAGCCTACGCCCTGGGTTGATAGGTTCCTATCGCACGCCAACGGTATCGCCCTGGTACCTTTTACCAACGGCAGGTGGTGGTTTAACCTATGGAACCACGCCGATGCCATTATGCCTATTGCCTATAATCACAAGTTTGATCGAGCCGATGGTAGTCGTAAGACCATCACGTTTAATACGGCTCTTTACGGTATAGGCGAAGTAGCTGTGGATGCTATTAATAGGTTTAAATTACATAGGATCAGATAATGAGTGAGTCTGGCTTTGATGAGACATGGTTAGATACAGATGATTTACGCATCGTGACTTGCCGTCTGACCTGCGGTTATGCTGAGTGACTTGCATGCGCATGCTACCCTCTAGTTCGCATTTGCCCCCAAGGCAAAAACGCGAGCCGCAACGCGGCAGGCTCGCGAGGTGTGCACTAGTAGCCACCGCTCTATTTGTAGCACAAATATTATGCCTTGATAAAGCTGCTTCCCAGGTCACTGAAACTACAAATCATTATCGTCAATGGGCCTTTATACAATTAAATGATATAGATGAATTCCATTGCTTAGATTACCTTTACTACAGAGAGTCTAGGTGGAACCCAAGCGCTCGCAATGGTTCGCACTACGGCATACCACAAGGCAGGTCTAAGTACTTAGCAAAGGTAGACGGTTATAAACAGGTTGAATGGGGCATCAAATATAACCTCAGTAGATATGGCTCTATGTGTAACGCATTAGATCATTACAAACGTAAGGGCTGGCATTAGTGGTTAATAAGAAGGCTAAACACCAACGTGCTATGGGTAGTGGTCAATGGAAGAAGTTAAGGCTTATGGTGCTAGACCGTGATGGCAGGATCTGTTACGCGTGTGGTGGTGAAGCTAAAGAGGTGGACCACATATGGCCACGCTCTAAAGGCGGTGACATGTTTGACCCATTGAACTGCGCAGCCATCTGTCGTGCGTGCAACCTAGCCAAAGGGGACCGTTTTTTTAGCCCCACGCCGACCCCCCTTGTCTTTCAAGGCTCATCTCTCCCTAGTACTATCAGTTCGGTGCCAGATTCACCGTTTATCCGACCAGAAGGGCTACAAAGTGACGAGTAAAGATGCAGAAGTTATCCCCATCAAGAGGGGACTAGAACTAATAGGTAGTACGCAGCCTAGAATCCACACGCCTTTATTAAAGACGGCCAGCAAGGCCCAGGAGGTAGCGGATCTAGCCGAGAAAATCAACCTTCCGCTTATCCCTTGGCAGCGCTGGGTACTCGATGACCTTTTATCGGTAGACGCAAGCGGTACATTTCTAAAGAAGTCGGCGCTGGTGCTGGTTGCCAGACAGAATGGTAAGACTCACCTAGCCCGTATGCTTATATTGAGCCATCTCTTCCTGTGGGGCAGTAAGAACGTACTAGGCATGTCCTCTAACCGTAACATGGCGCTTGATACCTTTAGGCAAGTGGCTTATACAATAGAAGATAACGAATTCCTATCTAAGCAAGTACGCCAGATCAGATTAGCAAACGGCCAGGAGTCTATCGCGCTATTAAACGGCGCCAGGTATGAAATTGCAGCAGCTACAAGAGACGCACCTCGTGGAAAGACCGCCGACTTCCTTTATCTTGATGAACTTAGAGAATGGTCGCAAGAGGCGTTTACCGCAGCGCTTCCTGTTACGCGAGCTAGGCCAAATGCCATGACCCTAATGACAAGTAATGCTGGTGATGGGTTTAGCGAAGTACTAAACGATCTAAAAGAACGGTGTATGTCCTACCCTCCAGCTAATCTAGGCTATTACGAGTACAGCGCACCACAGCATTGTAAAATACACGACCGCAAAGCCTGGACTATGGCCAACCCAGCGCTTGGACACCTGATCACCGAGCAAACGCTAGAAGAATCGGTTAATACTAATAGCGTAGAAGCCACGCGCACCGAGATGCTTTGCCAGTGGGTAGATAGCGCGGTCAGCCCCTGGGTTTATGGTTCTATTGAGTCGTGTAGTGATAGCAACCTAGAATTACCCGTTGGCCCACAGACAATAATGGCCTTTGATATTGCTCCTACTAGGAGATCGGGCGCTTTAGTTGCTGGCCAAATAAAAGATGGCAAGATAGCAGTGGGCTTAATGCAGTTATGGTCTAGCGAAGTAGCTGTTGATGAAACTAGGATGGCTAGTGATATAAATGAGTGGGCCAGGAAGTATCATCCGACTATCATTTGTTATGACAAGTACGCTACACAAACCCTAGCCTCTAAATTAGAGCAGAGCGGTTGGCGCATGCAAGATGTATCGGGCCAGGCTTTCTACCAGGCGTGCAGCGACCTATCTGATGCTTTAGCAAATCAACGTTTAGTACATTCAGGGCAGGCAGATTTAGTACAACACCTAAACAACTGCGCAGCTAAAACAAATGACGCTGGCTGGCGCATAATTAGGCGTAAATCCGCAGGCGATGTAACCGCTGCTATTAGTTTAGCCATGGTGGCGTCTGAATTAACTAAACCACAAAGAACCGCCCAGATTATTGTCTAACTTGCACCATTAGTCCGTTTTATAGTATATTATGACAATATGGGTCTATTGTCTGCTTTGGGTATAAATAAAAAAACTGATTCCGTTCAAGCGCAATACGCCCCTGCCATCATGGACACAGCTTATGGCTATGGTTCATTTACTACAGGCGTTGGGAACTTCCCTGGCGGATTAGATCGCAACTTCGCCATGCAAGTACCTGCGGTTAACCGTTGCAGAAACTTAATAGCTGGGGTAATCTCGTACCTGCCTTTAGAGTTATATAAAAAATCTACAGGCGAAGAGCTAGCATCTCCCGTATGGCTAGAACAGCCAGACTATCGGCAGCCAAGATCCGTCACTATCTCATGGACCGTCGATAGTTTGCTCTTCTACGGAATCGCTTACTGGCGCTGTACGGAATTGTATGCCGACGATTTAAGACCATCAAGATTTGAATGGATTGCTAACAACAGAGTTACATTTACAACTAATAAGTTTGGCACTGAGGTCAGTCAGTATTATGTAGATGGTGTTGAGTCGCCTATGACTGGTATTGGCTCACTTATTACATTCCAGGGACTCACACAAGGCGTATTACAAACCGCTGCTCGCACTATTCAAAGCGCATTAGATATTGAAAAGGCCGCAGCCGTATCTGCACAAACTCCAATGCCGTCGGGCTATATCAAGAACACAGGTGCGGACCTTCCAGAACAACAAGTATCTGGATTACTAGCGCAATGGAAGCAAAGCAGACTAAATAGAAGTACTGCGTATCTCACTAGCACATTATCTTATGAAACTACAGGATTTAGCCCTAAAGACATGATGTACAACGAGGCGCAACAGTACCTTTGTACACAAATAGCCAGGGCCATGAATATTCCAGCCTACATGATCAGCGCCGACATGAATAACAGTATGACATACCAGAACATTATTGATGGCCGTAAAGAATTCGTTGCTTACTCTTTACAACCGTTCATTTGTGCGATTGAGGACAGGCTTAGCATGGATGACATAACACCAAGAGGCCATGTTGTTAAATTCGCAATCGAGGAGTCCTTCTTACGCGCAGACACAATGAAGAGACTAGAAGCAATAGAGAAGATGCTAACCCTGGGACTAATTGACCTAGACACAGCTAAAGAAATGGAAGACATGACCCCAGAAGGAAGCGAGAGTAACGATGAAACTTACATTCAGTAGTCAAATAGAAAGCGCAGACGGCGAGCGCAGGATTATCGCTGGCAAGATCGTGCCGTACGAAGAAGTGGGCAACACTTCAGTCGGTAAAGTGGTATTTGCTAAGAACTCCATAGAGATTGGCGATCCTGGCAAAGTAAAAATGCTTATGCAGCACATGCCAGAAAAGCCAATAGGCCGCATGCAAAACTTTAACAAAGCCGAAGATGGCATTTACGCCTCCTTTAAAATTAGCGCAAGCATGCAAGGCCAAGATGCACTCATCCTTGCAGGAGAGCAGTTAATTGACGGCCTTTCAGTAGGTGTAGACGTAAACAAGTCAGTGCAAAAGAAAGAGTATCTATACGTAACAAGCGCCACCCTCCGCGAAGTAAGCCTGGTCGAATCGCCAGCATTTTCGGCTGCGCAAGTAACCAAAGTTGCTGCTAGTGAAAACGAAGCAGAGACAGAAACCAAATCAACAGAAAGCGAGGCTCCTGTGGAAGACAAAGCAACACAGCCACAAGAAGCAAAGGCAGAGGCTGCTACTCCTACAGTAGAAGCCGCACGCCCAATTATTACAGCACCACTTATTCAAACAACTATCCGCACGCCTATTACTTCAATGGCTGCATACACAGAGCATAAGATTAAAGCCGCTCTAGGTAATGAAGACTCAAAGCTATA